GCCAATTACTGATTATCAGGTGGCAATGTGTTTGGCATTGGTCAAAGTCGCAAGAAGCATGGAGACTGGTAAGCCAGACAATTACATCGACGGAGCAGCGTATTTCGCAATAGCTGGACAACTACATACAGAGGAGAATGAGCTTTATGTTTAACCTAGAGGAGTACACCACAGTTGCAGAACGAATTAAATCTTTTAGACAAATGTTCCCCATGGGACGCATACTCACCTTCCTTATTCATGAGGACGCTAATCGAGTCGTATTCAAAGCCGAACTGTATCGAGACGACGAAGATGAGTATCCATTCTCTACAGGCTATGCGAGAGAAATCACAGCGGAACGTGGGGTCAATCGCGACTTTGCCCTTGAAAACTGCGAAACGTCCGCTATCGGAATTGCCGCCAAGAATGCAGACATTGGGACTGAGAAAAAGTCAATCAGTCGTGAGGAAGCTGCTAAAGTGAATCGAGTCTTAGAGAAGGACAAAGTGATTCAAGATACTAAAGCAAAGATGGCTGAAACATCAAAGGAATACGTCCCAGTAGCAAAGGCAGATGATCCATGGACACAATGGGAAGCAGCACCAGTTCAGACTATGGAGCAAGCAGTCGAGACAGTCAAAGCTGTCCTTGGTGGCACAGCTCCAGACGAGAGCTGCAAGCATGGTGCGCGTGTATGGAAAACAGGAACTTCTAAAGCAGGTAAGCCTTACGGCATGTGGCGTTGCCCAGCATCAAGCTCTCGAGATATGCCAGGCGGAGAAGTCCCATGTGATCCGATTTGGTACAGCATTGCAGCTGATGGTTCATGGAAGCCGAGGGATAACTAATGGGACACGTTACATTCCTGAATCAAGATGGTGAGTGGGAGCAATTCCCTAATGAAGAACAGCAAGCCAATCTGAGAGAAAACGCAAAGCTGCTAGAAGAACTAGGCTACCGCCTAATCTGCCAGTTATGCAACAAGTTCCCTAATCGCACACAGATACGCAGTCGCTACTTAAAGAACGAGTGGACTTGCGAAGAATGTGGCACAGTAAATTCTGCTGGAAAGGCATAGCCAAAGTTGCTATGACTAATCACAGAAAAAGCCGAGGCTTTCGTACTGAGCGAGTGGTGATCTCCTATCTACAAACTTGGTGGAGAAGCGCAAGCGTCGGCAGAGGTGCGGGCAAGGATATCCACAATGTCCCGTTCGACATAGAGATAAAAGCGCGCTCTGAGTTCTCACCTCTGGCATGGATCAAGCAAGTCGAGAAACGGGCGGCAGTTCCCGATGAATTGCCTATTGTGGTGTGTCGCATGAACGGACAAGGGGAAGATGCTTCACAGTATCTTGCGTTTATGCGATTCTCTGACTTGGTTGGTCTATTGCTCAAAGCAGGATACGGAGATATTCAGACCGATTCTGATAAACTTGAGCCTGAGAGATGCGCACAATGCGGATCGTGGAAGTTGGTCAATGTGCCATGCAGGACGTGTAAGTAATGCCTATATACGAATTCCAATGTGACAATGAACTGTGCGAGGCTGATGCCCGCATAGAGAAAGAACTATCCATATCCAAGGTTCAGGACGGGATTGAATGTCCCTTCTGCAATGAACTCATGCGAAAGGTTTACTCTAGTGTCTCAGTACATTTCAAAGGAAGCGGCTTCTACTCTACGGATAGGTAGCCTATGCACAGGTTATGGTGGTCTAGACAAAGCGGTTGAACTTTACTTCAACGCCGAGACCATTTGGTGTGCAGAGTTCGACAAGTATGCAAGTCAGGTAGTTGAAAAACACTTTGACATTCCCAATTTAGGCAATATCAAAAACATTGCATGGGAAGAATTACATGATGTAGATATCCTTACAACTGGTTATCCATGCCAGCCATTTAGTGTTGCAGGATCAAGAAAGGGAAGCAATGACTCAAGACATATCTGGCCAGACATTCTTAAAGGAATTAGCATACTTAGACCACGAGTTATCATCTTGGAAAACGTCAAAGGACACCTCAACCTCGGGTTCGACGTTGTTCTCAAAGACCTTGCCGAGCAAGGGTATGATGCGAACTGGGAGATTGTACGAGCTGCAGAAGTGGGCGCACCCCACCATCGCAGAAGATTGTTCATTGTTGCCTACTTGCGCGACTACCAATTCACACGAGAGTGGGACTTGCAGGAATTGGGGCGGAGACATTCTCCATTCCCTGATATGTCAATGCAAGAACCGCCGCAAGCATTGGATCAAGGTAAATTAAGACCAGAGTTTACAGAATATATGATGGGACTGCCAGCTGGTTGGGTTACTGGTTTACCTTTAAGTCGCACTCAGAAGTTTAAAATCATTGGAAATGGCGTAGTGCCTCAACAAGCGTTCTACGCTATAGATAAGATATGTGATTCAATTCATAGTTCATATAGTGAGATAGTAGGAGATGCTACACATGAATAGACTTGACACATGCGGTACTCTACAGGCTAGAGCCCATCAAGGGCTCACACCGAGCCGCCTGCGCGTAGCTCGGGGGGTAGCCGCCGCTATTGGGATAGCTCTATCTATTGCTATGGCACCTAGTACACAAGGCTCAATAGATCCTATTAAAAGCGTGTTTCAATTAGCTGATTACCAATTAACAGAGAAGCAAGAATATTGCCATGATTTAATTACATTCAAGGAATCTAGCAATAACAGATATGCAGTTAATGGTTCACACCATGGCTACTATCAAGGCAGAAGTGCAGCACTTAAAGGCGCACCTGATGACTATCAGTTCTATTGGTATTGGCACTATGTGCAGCATAGATATGGAACTACACAGTATGATGAGCCTAACTATTGTAAGGCACTACATCATCTAAGAGTTAAGGGTTGGCAATGAGTAGCAAGCGCAATGACCCTAGACTGTCAAGGAAGTATAAAGAGGTAAGGCTCAAAGCCTTGGCTCGTGATGGGTATGTGTGCTTCTACTGTGGTGCTGAGAACAAGGACATGACGATAGATCACATCATTCCTATTAGCGTTGCACCTGAGTTGGCTATTGATATTGAGAACATGGTTACAGCGTGCAAGCCATGCAACTCAAGCAAGGGCTCACGCTCACAGGGCGTTTTTTTAGAGCGCATGCGTACCCCCCCTGATTTTTCTGGTTTCCTCTCCCCGACACAGTCGAAGATAGCCCAAGACAGTCCGTTCCAGTCCAGACCAGTCCAGAACTAACCCGATGGCAGCCAAACGATCCAAAGCCCTACGAGGGGCAGTCAAACCAAGGCTTCAATCAGTACCTCTAAAGGGCGAAACTAAGCTGCAAGATGTAAAAGACTTATGCGAAATTATCGGCATGCCACTATTACCATGGCAGGAGTACGTTCTTAAGGACATGCTCACAGTTGATAAGACTGGAGCGTGGGTTCGTAAGACAAACCTGCTACTTATCGCTAGACAGAACGGAAAGACCCACCTAGCCCGCATGCTTATCCTTGCTCACCTGCTTAAATGGGATAGTAAGAACATTCTAATCATGTCCTCGAACCGCTCTATGGCTCTGGACACCTTTCGCCAAGTCGCTCAAGTATTGGAGAACAATGACCACCTCAAGGGATTCGTTAAACAGATCCGCTACGCAAATGGAACTGAATCTATTGAAATGCTGGACGGGCGAAGGCTGGACGTTGTTGCAGCTACTCGAGACGGCTCTCGCGGAAGAACTGCGGATTTCCTATTCATTGACGAACTCCGAGAAATCAACGAAGAAGGCTACAGAGCAGCAATTCCAACGACTCGAGCGCGTCCAAATTCTCAGACGCTTCTTACCTCTAATGCAGGAGACGCTTTCAGCCTAGTCCTCAACGGCATGCGCGAAAGAGCCCTAGAGAACCCTCCAAAATCGTTTGGGTTCTATGAATACAGCGCACCGCAACATTGCAAGATTACGGATCGCGCAGGTTGGGCGATGGCTAACCCAGCACTCTCCTGGACTATCACAGAAGAAACACTTGAGGAAGCGGTAGCGACTAGCCCGATTGAGAACACCCGCACAGAGCTATTGTGCCAATGGATTTCCAGTTTAATCAGTCCCTTCCCGCCGAATTCCATTGAGGATTGTTCTGACGCAACTCTGACAATGTACGAAGGTGCATACACAGTCTTTGCCTTTGACAAGAGCCCTAGTTCTCGAGACGCGGCACTTATTGCAGGGCAGTTGCTTCCTGACGGCAGAATTGGTGTTGGGGTTCTCCAGACATGGGAGTCGCTGGTCTCGGTTGATGAGCTAATGATTGCCAAAGACATTAAAGCGTGGGCTGATATTTACAGACCTCGTCAGATACTGCACGACAAGTACGCCACTCAGTCGATAGCCGATAGATTGACCAACGCTGGACAGATGCTGGTGGACGTATCGGGTGCGCAGTTCTATCAGGCATGCAGCGACTTGCTGGACGCGACTGTGAACCAACGATGGGTTCATAATGGTCAGGATTTACTCATAACCCAATTCGCTAATGTAGCTGCTAAAACTAATGACTCTTCGTGGAGAATCGTCAAACGCCAATCCGCAGGATCGGTGGCAATTCCGATTTCAGTTGCAATGGCTATTTCACAACTTATGAAACCACAACAGGTAGCGGCTATTTACAGCGAATAGACTACATGTAGTGTATAATTGCACCCTATGGGTCTCTTTTCGCGTAAGCCACAAGTAATCGAAGCGCAGTACGCGCCACAGGTAATGGGTGAAAACCTCCCAGGACTTTACAATGCGATTATCCCTCGAGTCTCTCGCCATGATGCGATGAGCGTTCCTTCAGTAGCTCGAGCCCGTAACCTTATCTGTGGAACAGTTGCTTCTATTCCACTTGAGTATTACAAGTCATCAACAGGAGAAGTAATTGCGCCACCTCGTTGGATCAAACAACTTTCAAAGAGCCAGCCTTCGTTCATCACTATTAGCTGGATTGTTGATTCGCTCCTCTTCTATGGGGTCTCGTATCTCCGCGTGGTCGAGAGATATTCCGAAGACCAGCGCCCAGCTTCTTTCGAGTGGGTGGCTAACACTCGCGTTACTTTTACTACTGACCTTTATGGTATTCATGTAACTCAGTATTACATCGATGCAAGCCCAGTCGATATGAATGACATTGTTACTATTCAGGGATTCGATGAGGGAGTGCTAGACCGCTCAGGTCGCACTATCCAAGCTGCTATCGACGTTGATCGTGCAGCAGCTGTAAACTCTGCAAATCCTTCTCCAGCGGGTTTCTTGAAAAATTCAGGAGCAGACCTTCCACCTAACGAGGTTGCTGGTCTTATCGCTGCATGGAAGCGCGCCCGTCAGAATAACTCCACAGCATATTTAACTTCTACTCTTGACTATTCTCCAGTTGCATTTAGTCCTAAAGACATGATGTATAACGAGGCAGTCCAGAACCTCAGCACTCAGATTGCTCGCGCAATGAACGTGCCTGCTTACTACTTGTCAGCTGATCAAAACACGACCATGACTTATGCAAACGTTCAGGACGAACGTAAGCAGTTCTACGCGCTATCTATTGAGCCATATCTCCAGGCTATTCAGAGCCGTCTATCAATGGACGATATCTCTACAGCAGGACACGAAGTTCGCTTTGCAGTCTTTGACACCTTCCTAAAGAACGACCCATTGGTCGAATTGCAGGTTCTTGAGAAGCTCCTGACTCTAGGACTTATCTCTACAGAGCAAGCGATGGAAATGACAGACCTTACCCCTAACGGATCAGAAGGAATGAGCTAATGAAAGAACTAATTATCGAGGCAGCCTCAATCGAGTGCAGCGAAGAACGTCGCGAAATCTCAGGCAAGATTGTGCCTATGGGAACTGGCGAAATCGGTTCAACCAATATGGGTGGAGTCGTATTCGCGGCTAACTCAATCGACGTTTCAGATATTTCTAAGATTAAGTTGCTATCACAGCACGACATGAAGAAGCCAGTAGGTCGCATGACCGCTGCTGAGGTTCGTCCTGACGGCATCTATGCAACATTCAAGTTGTCACGTTCTACAGGTGGCAACGATGCACTTATTCAGGCACAGGAAGGACTTGTATCAGGTCTTTCAGTTGGTGCAGAAGTTATCGCATCACAACCATCACGCGACGGGCACATCGTCGTTACAGCTGCAAAGCTGAAAGAAGTTTCTCTAGTAACAGAGCCAGCCTTTAAGTCTGCTCAGGTGCTTGAGATCGCTGCTGAGGAAGTTATCCCAGCAGAAGAAACCCAACCAGAAAGCGAGCCAGTCGTGGAAGAAACCACTACATCGGTAGAAGCTCCAGCAGTTGAAGCAGCAGCAGTCGAAGCGGCTCGCCCAACAGTTGTAGCGAATCTCCAGGTGAAAGAGCGCACAGCGCCTATCACATCAGCACAGTACCTCGAGGCATCAATCAAGGCAGCGATGGGTGACGACTCAGCTCGTCGCACAGTTCTCGCAGCTGATGACTCAACATCAACTAACACAGGTCTTACATTGCCTGGACACCTCAACGAGTTCATGACAACAACCTTCACAGGTCGTCCAGCGTTTGAAGCTGTAACACGTCAGGCACTTCCAGCATCAGGAATGTCATTCACAATTCCTAAGCTCGGAACTGCTCCAACAGTTGCAGACACAGACGAAGGAGCTACTCTCTCAGAGACTGGCATGACTTCAACATATGACACAGTAACTGTAAACAAGTTCGCTGGTCTAAACCGCATTTCATGGGAACTCATTGACCGCTCATCACCAGCGTTCATGGATCTCCTAATGACAGAACTTCGCAAGGC